AATCCCACCAATCCCACTCGCCCGTAGTCCACTTGTCGAAAAACTCCTTGCCAAAGGCAAAGAAGATTACCGGCCAAAAGCAGAACTTCATGCCGAGGGAAATGGCAAAGAAAGCGGCGATAAGCACACCGGCGACAAAGTGCAGTAACTTGTCGTGCGGAACGCGGCTGATAAAACTTACAATCGCGTCCCAAATTTTACGGATAAAATTTTTCATGGCATTATGATTTTTAGTAAGGGTTTTCGGAATATCCAAAGAAGGCAGGCAATAAGCGCCCCGATAAGCCACCAAAACGCCCCGATTTTCGACTTTTGCCACCAAGACAAGGGTTTCTCTACCTTGACTTCTTTAATGCGCTCAAAAGCCACGGAATCGACGCGGACTTTCAGGACGGTATCAATCTTGACTCTATCCCGGTATCTTATGCGCTCAACATACTTATAGACCGTATCGCCCTTTTCGCGGACGAATACGGAGTCTTTTTCGAGATACCGGACGGAATCAATCTTGACGATTTGGGTTGTATCGCGCTGGACGATTACCCGCTCGTAGATTTTCGGGGAGCACCCAGAGGCGCACATGATTGTCAGGAACAGCGCAGAGAAAAACGCAAGCCAAACTATCAGCGTATCACGCCTCCAGTTGTCCTCCGGTCTTTTTGATTGTGCCCCCATGCTATCGAATGGTTATGAAAATATCTTCGCCGGATTCATGGGCCGGAACCAGATACTCGTTCATCAGCTTGTAATAGCAGGTAGTTGATTCCACCAGCTCGCCAACTTTCTTGTTGCGGCCAACAAGGGGGCAGCCGAGCGTATCGGAGGCTTTGTTCCCGGGGTGGATTCTCACGCCGGAAAAGCCCTTCACGCCGAGGATTTCCGGCACAAGCCCGCCGTACTTTTTGCCCCAAACGCGGTTGGCGAATTTAGGAGAGTAGGACAGCACAACGCGGTAGCGCCCTTTCGGGATAGCCGTTTTACCGTACACTTTTGCCGCGTTAATCACGGCGGTAGGCATGGAAGATACCAGCCCGCGGTCGGTATCTTCAAGGGACTCGAAAAGGCGCTCACCGCAGGCGCTGAATGCGCCCACGGTGTACTCCTTTCTCGGCCACTTTCGTTCAATAAGCAGTTCAATCATGGTTATTGCTTTTTAACGAATCTTCCGCGATTATCGCGGGGACGGATAATTTCTTTCGCCTCCTCGTCGGTCACTTCTACGCCAACCTTTTCGGCACCTTTCTTGAACAAAAGGCGAATGAATCCAGCGTAGGAGAATTTTACCCCCTTTGTTTCAAGATAGTTTCCGACGATAGACGCAAGCTCGTTGAGATAGACCGCTCCCAGCACCACCCACTCAATCCACTTCACTTCAAAAGAAAGCGCAAGGGCGGTTGCCAGTATCAGCCAACAAATGTAGCTGAAAGTCTTTGTCATGGAACGGCGCACGGCGGTTGAGAGCCGGGCCCGTTCGCCACGGTACTTTGCCGCACGAATCCCGTAAATCAAGTCAAGAATGATAAGCGGGACGGCGGCAACGGAGTAGGGAATCATTCGCAAGACGGCGCTTTGGAAAAACGCCACCAGCACGGACGATACGCTGCCCTGAAGGATAAAGCTCTGTTCCTCTCCCATGACTTAATCCTCCAAGATTCGTTTTGCTTCTGCCTTACAAGCCTCGGCAAAAGTGTTGAAAGCGTCGAACTCCGCGTCTGCGCCCTCGTCGCCAGCCATTTTGTGCCGCATGATTGCCTCCACGTCGGACTGCGAGAAGCGGGTGCGAATCAGCGCATCGACAACCTTACCCTTATCGACCGGGGCGGTAACGTCCACCACGTCGTAAAGGTAGGTGGTGATTTCCTCCGAAACGGTTTCCTCGGTTTCGGGATTAGTCCTTTCTACAACCTCCTTTTGGATTTCCTCGTTGTAGAAGCAACGGATAAGGCCGTTGTTGAGTGCAGCGGTGTGCTGCGGTTCAGAAAATTTGTACTTCATAGCTATTGGGATTTAAAATGATTGCTTTCTTGTTGTCGGAGGTGAATCCGAAAACTTTTCTTGTTTCTACCGATTTCAAGATAACCTCGCGCACGACTTTGGCCGAGCTGAAATGCGCCAAGTGACCGAGCGCGGCATTAATCCTTGACAGCTCATGGCGCACGTCTATCGGCTCATGCTCTCCAATACGGCGGTTAAGTTCTTTCATGTGCCGCTCAAAGCGCTGTATAGTCTTTTCGTTGGCGGTTTTATAGTATGGCATTATCGTTGCGCCCAGGAACGTATTGGCCTCGTTTGCAAAGGCGATATATTCCATGACCTGCTCAATCCAGCGCCTTACCTCCGCCACGTTGGAAATCCTCACGTCGCGCGGTACTTTCTGCGTGCTTCTTTCAAGCTGGCCGTAGAGTAATCTCACCGTATTGTAAACGTTCAGGGCGTGAAAGTCCATACTACAAGTCCTCTTTGAGTTTCCTTAAAAAGTCGTAGCACATGAGGGGCGTTGCGTTCGCCAAATCGAACTCGCGTATCTTGTCGATAAGCTCCGATGATTCAACCGACCCAACGTAAACACGTTCAGCAACAACAATCGTTGCTCCAGAGGCTTTCAAGCCGTCTATTTGAAGTAATTTCTTCATTGCGTTTCTTTCTTTTTCCTTACGCGCGGTCTTCAGCCCCGCCCTCCAAAGGCGGGGCTTCCCGCAAAGTTTATTAATATTCTCGGCAGGGGCGCACCGAAAAGCCGTTGCTACGGTAGTAGTTGGTGAGCGGACTGACGTAGCCCGAACCGAAGTACAAGCTACGGGCGCCGGCCTGGCTGTCCGGAGCAAAGCTCCAACAGCGGCCGCTACCTGAAACGCTCGCCAACTCTCCACTACCGTAGTTCCGGTAGCCGGAGGCGGGGAACATATTACCCGCCTCGTCAGCGCTGGTCTTTTTGAAATTCCAGCCGTTAATCCACCCAACATTGGTATTGACGTTGAACTGCGTTGCGTCGGACGTGTTGCCGCCGGTGGTCGTGAATCCGGTAAACGCACGGCCAGAAGGCAACATGAATCCAACCGGGCACGGGTCGTAAATCGTCTTTACGGCGCTTTCCTGATTGTCTGCCAGCGAGGAAGAAGCGGTTTCTGCGGCGTTCCAGAAGTTGTTAAACCACGTAAGGTTGTTCCAGTTGTGGCTCGTCTGGTCGTAACGAGTAAAGAACAAATTAGGGTTCTTAATCGCGTTATCGACGGTCTTTGTGGCAAGCTCGTCGGAATCAGCACCCAGAATGCCGAAGCCGGTATAAACGTTGTTGTTTATATCGTAAAGCGTCATTTGAGAGCCGGACGAGTACGATGCGGGCGGGGCCATAGGGTCTTTTCGTCCCCACTGATAATGAGGATTGAAAGACCGCGTGCGGGCCTCGTTCCACATTGCGCCGAGGTTCTCGCTCATAAGCGGATACTCAACGCCGGTGTTGTTCTCGAATTTTTCCGGGCCGAGGGAGTCGGAGGTCAGCCAAATATGCCAGCTCCACATGATATTGCCGCCGGAGTCCTTGACGAACAAAACGGCATTGCCATTCGTTGCCGGGACGCGGCCAACGGTGAACTGGATATACTTGCAGTCGCCGCCCTCGACGAGCGAAACGCTGGTGATGATACTCGTTCCCGTCTGCCAAAGAAGGCCTGCGGAGGCGGGTTGGCAGTTGGCGTTTTTCTCGATATACGGCGAGGTGATTACGTTTCCGAGGTGGTTCACGAAATCGGCGGTGTAGGTGCTGCCTTGGCGGGTGTAAGCTGGCGTATTCGCAACGCCTTTCTTGATACCGTTTCCGTAAACAACGGGAAACTTATAGACTCCGGGGGTACGCACAACATAGCAGTTGGCGGTTTCGCGGAGAATGAGAGAGGTTCCGTCTACGGTAAACATAGACAAATCCTTTGCGGTTGCGACAAGTTTTTCAGCGTCGAATCGGATAGCGTCGCCGGTGTTCTTGTCGTGAAGCAGGACGGCCTTACCGGCAACGAGGGCCGGGTCGGAATAGACCGTCAAATCGGTTACTGGAGTTTCTGTTGCTGCCATAGGCTATTTGAGATTTGAGTTAAAAGAGTCGATGAAGGCCGGGGTAAAACCGCCCTCGATGAACGGCTGGAGGATTTTCATATCGTCCTCGGAGAGTTCCATTTCGCCGTTTGATTTGAAGATGCGCATGGCAAGGTCGAGCGCGGCAACCCCGTTCACGTTCTTGTAAATGAGGTCCGCGAGGTCTTTCCTTGCGTCTGTTTCTATCACTTGCTCATGGGCAATGTCTTGAAACATTTTGAAGTGCTGAAAATCAATTTTTTTCATGGCGTTATTAGTTATGGAAGAATTGGCAAATCCAACAACCGGTATAGGTTGTTCCGTTAATTGTAGTAGTCATGGAGGCGCTATAAATCAAGTAGCACATTTCCCTGGAGGTTGTTTGAATAGATGTCGCGTTCATACCAACGCGCCATGCGCCCTCATGCTGAACAAAAATCGGGTGTGCGTTATTTCTGGGCGATATGTAAAATGCGTTCGTAGAAGTATGTACGAGTAGATACTCTTCTCCGTCCTGCGGATTGGAGGAAACATACAGCGTTCCGTTTTGCCCGGAAGGGTTGTTTACGATAATCGTATGAGCGCGGGCCGGGTAGTCAGAGGCAAGCCTATCGGTATAAATAAACTTTCCGGTAGAGTAGTGTATAAGCGGGCGCAAACCGGCTATCATGCCGTTTAAGCAGTCTATCGCAACGTTCTTTTGGAAACGAGTAACGTCAACACTGATGCCCCTTCCGTAGATAGGTACAGACGAGGTTTTTCCGAGTCCGTCAAGCCATATTTCAAGCGCCTCGCCGCCAGCGTAGCTATCTTGGTAAATAGAAGCACCGATAGTCAAGCGGCCCTTTACATTGCTATTACTCCTCTTGAACTGCATGTAGGTGGGATAAAGCGCCGCGCCATTCGTCGTAGAACTCGGTGTGCCGCCCGGTGTCGGTTGCGTTCCGGTGATACCCAAGTGGTCGGCGCTAATATCAAAC